AATAGTGAATTAATGGTTTTTCAATATTATAACAAATTAACCATTTTTGACCAGAGAATCCTGAACGGATTAAAGAATGAACCCATGGTGCAATTTTTGAAAATTTGTAACCTGTGATAAAACCAACTACTAGGTCAGAGTCTTTTCCCGCCATGGATATTTCCCATCATATTTTTTCATCATTACTTCATTACCATTNATAAAGAAATCAGCATTNACTGAACCTTTACCACCATCTACACGATAATGTGCCGTGTATTCATTTGTGCAATCCCATTTAGGAAAATGTTGTGTTACTGCTTGTAAGAATACTCTATCTTGACCCCAACCACCATGCCATGCACTTGCTATTCTAATTGCTACTGAAGTTTTAACGCAGTAACTATTAGTATCTATGTGATGTATTCCATGATAGCTTTGCCATTTACCCAATGATTCACAATCATCAAAGCAAACAAAGTTACCGGCTTTATCATGGATTTGTCGTAGAGAATAACACCAATCAAGATTACGCCTTTCAATTGTTTCAATACAAAGTTGAACATGGCGGTCACCCAACCAATTATCTTGGTCAAGAAACATTACATATTCAGTATCAATTAAATGTGTAAATGCTGCATAGACACGATGTCCGTAAAAACCTTTGGCGCCAACATTGATTGGTAGGTTACAGATAATAATATTTTTGTATTTTGGATGCTCTTCAAAAGCTTTGATGTGGTTTCTTACGGCGTATGTGAAATCTGGACCATCACAAACAATATAACATTTGGTGTCATATGTTTGATTTAATACAGATTCAATAGCTTTGTGAACTTCTGGTGAACCAGTAGTTGGTATAATCACAGTTGCGGACATAATTTAATCTCTTGTCAGTTTTAAAATTCTCTCGATTTGTTTCTCTATAATAGGTGTTCTATTAGGCCAATATATGTATTCTTTGTCACCGGTCTGATGTAACTTAGTGAGGAACGGTATCACAATTTTCTCTACTTCGGCAAGACGTGCCTTATAATCTTCTGCTGTCTTTGTGGTAGTATTGATGACCGAATTGTATTCTTCTTCGGATACTGCGGAGAAGCCGAAGTCATTATCGTCTGCGTATTGTGCTGCTAGTTTGTCAAAGTCAATTAATGCCATATTTTATCCTTATACACTTATACCCAAAGCTCCACCCCAACTATCCGGAGTTTTATTTGTGCTTGCCTTACCTCTTAGGCCTATCCATAACCTATCTAAGTCCTCTTTAAATCCTTTATAATGTTCTTCCCAATTATTATAAGCGTAAAATTTAATATTGAGTTTGTCGGGACCAACTCTTGTGGGTATAGAATATATAAGAGATTTTTCTGCAATGACTTTATCAAAAAACATTCTGTAAAAATTATACCTTGGTTTTGATTCTTTTGTAGCACTTTTAGCTATTATTTTTTCGGCTATAATGATTAAATTTAAAATTTTTAATTCAACTTTATTTTCTGGCACATTATTAGTTATTAAAATTGGAGTCATAGTTTTTTCCAAAATTAGTTTATCTTGCGCTGAAATTTTTATATCTGATATTGGTTGTTGATATCTATATTTTGTTTTAAGATTGTCACCAACTTCTATGAAAGCATTCATATAAGCATTTGCAATATCATCTGGTGAATATTCGCCTTTGCCATTTATTTTTTTAATTTTATTCCAATCTTCTCTTGGCTTCTTTTGTCCTAGTCTACTTAAAGTTGGATAAATTTGTTTATATTGATTATCTTTTGTTTTTGTATCTTTTAATAATTCACTAAGAGCTTGTATAGGATACATCGATCCTGTTTTTAATAATTTTGCATTTACCGAACTATAAGCAATAACTTTTGGTCCAAATTGTTCTTTTTTCAATTCAGTTAAATTCATACTTTTCAAAGTATCATACCAATTATCCACATTTACAGGCAAATCATCAAATAAATCACTAAATTTAACTGTGTTGGTATCTCCTGTTGCTTCTTTTTCTCCTTTAGCCATAGCTAATTTCGATTTAACACTTATTTTTAATGCTGTTTTTTCTTCTTTTTTACCATTATAAGATATGTAATAATCTAGTAGTGGATAATTTTTTTCGATTGGTAATTTAATCCAAATTTTTCTTTTATTCTTTTTTAGAACATTTAAATAATCCGTTTCTTCGTCAAACTTTATATAACTTATAATTTTTTTACCTGAAGATGAACTTGGATTTTGTAGTAACACTCCCAATTTGATTGCACTAATTGCTTCAGCAAAAAAAGCCATATCTTTTGATTGTTCAACTTTATAGTCAATTATTAAATCGGTAGTCAAAGCCGCATCCATAATATCGTGAAACTGTTGAACAATTGGACCAGGCAATTTTATATCCTTATTCTTATTATCTTTTCCAATTACTACATTACTAAAGTAATTTTTAACCATTTCAGCCATTTGTTGAGGCGTATACCAGTCATTAGTTATTCCAATAGTTGCTGGGTGTACCGCAACATCAAAACCACCTTTTTTTGAAATTGCAACTTGTTTAGTAGAATCTTTTAAAATTATATAAACTTCAACATTACTATCAAGACCAACAACACTAGGTTTGAAGTTTTTAGATGTTCCTGGTATTGAATTTTTTTTACCTAGAAATAAACTTTTAAAACTTTTTTGTAAATCTACTTCTAATTCTTCTTGAAATTCAATTCTCTTTTTTTCTTTTGTGGGAGTTTCTGCAATAATGGTAACAACATTTGAATACTTTTTTTCGTGAGATATAATCTCTCTAATTTCCATTTTATAATTGTTAGTAACTATATCATAAAGAGTTTTGGCATTGGAATAAAAAGATTTTGCCGCAGGACTATTTGCTACCGGAGCTTTGTCTTTTAATTTTTGATTAAATTCTAATAATGTTTTACCGGCCATATTATCTAATAATTTGAATGTCTTTGCCTGAAGTCCAGATTTCTAATTCTGTTCTTAACCTACCCTCAGATTTGAGAGTTTCGTATCTATTTATAGCTTTACTCCGCCACCACTCAATGATATTGGGCAATTCATGTTTATGATAATTCTCGCCTGGAATTAATGTATCAGTTTTACAGTTCATGTAATCTACCGAATTCTTAAATCCGTAATCAGAAGTATAATATCTTTTCTTTTCTGTCAACCTTTTAGCGTTCTCAATCGTTAAATGGAATGCCTCCCCTTCGGAACTTCCTTTAAGAGCAGCTTTAGTGAGAGCAATCATCTTGGTAAATGTTCTTAGTTTTCTACTGGTACTTGAAGTATCGCCTGCCAACAAATCTCCGACTTTACTTTCCACAAAAGATTTCAAGTCAGTATATCTTTCTCCGTGCATCATTGGCACAATATCCGATTCAGTTAATCCACGGAAACGAATGTAAGGTTTCATACCATCGTATTGAGATACTGTTTTGGTACTTCCATATAAACTAGTAGTTTCAAACAGACACACATTCATACCATATTTCTTGTTACAGATTTCTCTTACTTCGTGACTGGTACAAATGGCAGAGAGAAGTTTGCCACCAAGATAGTTAAAACCAAATGGCTGAGATGGTACAATTACAAAACCCATAACAGTAGAAGCGTTGAATCGTTTGGCAGTATCTTCCTGTTGAATCCAAACTTGACCTAAGAGTTCATTTCGAGGTTTCATATAGATTACTGGTGAACCTAAACGAATGAATCCTAGAATCTTTCCTGAGTTCTTTTCTTTGGCTACCAATTGTATATTTTTACCAACTGGTGTCTTATTGATATGAGAACTGGTAATGTCCAGTAATGTTTGAAATTGCTGACTTGGTAATTCGGTAACTTCAATGTCCATATCTTTTGGGTGCATTGAGAAATCCGAAAACAAATCATCTTCAATTGGAAACAATGATTGTGGAATATCTGCCACAGATTTTAGTTTTTCATCACGCATATATTCTTCAGTAGTTCCAATATTACTAAAGTAATCGTGAAATGACTTTGCTACATGGAGAGCATCGGCTCTTTCAAGTATCATACTTTGAAGCCTTCAAATTTCTTACTAGGTTGAATTTTATTGAAGGCACCAACTGGTGATTTGCCTGCATCAGCAATACCTTGTTGTGCCGATTGTTCAACATCATATAATCTCATCTTAGCACGGTCGACACCAATTGTAAATCTCTTATAGTGTGTTGGATCATTATATCGATTCTTCAATTGTTTTACCATAATTTGACCAAGTTCTTCCAAATCTTCACTTGTAATCAAAGCAAACATCAAGTCTGCTGTGGCGGGAAGTCCGAAGCTTTCACTCGTATCTTCAAGTCCTGGATCACTGCTCGTAAATCCGCTTCTGGTAGTTTGAGTTGCAGATACAATAGGAACATTATACTCAACCGCCAATCCTCTAAGCTCTTCAGCGATGCTCTTGACATAAGTGTAGGAATTAATATTCGCACCAGCCTTAATACGGGAAGAACAACAGATATTAAGATAATCAACAAAAATAATATCAGGTTTAAAGCTACGCTTAAGATTAAGTTCATTGAGTAATGTCCTGAAATGAGTTACGGAAGCAGATGCAGTTGGATATTCTTTTATGATAAGTTTACCATATGTTTTTTCACGAACTTTGGCAACCTTCTTATCATACATATCTTTTGGAAGGTCCATCAGGTCATCAAGTGTTACATTGAGAAGATTTGCATCTATTCTTTCTGCAATCTTTTCTTCAGCCATTTCCAAAGTGATATACAATACGTTCTTACCAAGAACCATACAGCTAGAAGCAACATGGCACATGAACAAAGACTTCCCAACACCGGTGCCAGCAAGAGCAATATTAAGAGTCTTAGCAGGTAAACCACCTTTAGTAATTTTGTTAAAATAGTCCAAATCAAAGGGGATTCTTTCTTCTTTGCGATGATAGAACTCATATCGTTCATCGGAGTTTTCGAGATAATCGTGGCCTACTGTGGTGTCGAATGAAACTGCCAAGGCGTCCGATAATATAGAGGGAATCGCACCTTTGTCCTGATTTTTGTCTTTACCATCGAGAATTGAAATAGCCCGTAATACACCATTATAAATCGCCTTCTCTTGGCAGAACTTTTCGGTCTTGTCAACAAGCCATTGAACCTCGGTTTCTGTTTTGCTATTTGCCTCAATTTCCTTGAGATAATCTTCACATCCCTTAACTTCGTCATCTGTAAGATTATTCTTTTCTTTGACGGCAATACTAATTGCCTCAATCGATGGTGAAGAATTGTAAGTTTCCGTGAATGATGTAATTTCATTGAATAATGTTCTCTCCGTTCTGTCGGAGAAATAATCAGATTTTAAAAACGGCAATACTTTTCTTAAATACTCCTCATTGAATATCAATGATTTGATTATCGCTTGTTCCAGTTTCATCAATTACTTCCTGTTCAATATTACTGCTCATAATTTCAACTAATAAATCGCCAATATAATTCTTAAAGGCTTCGTCTTTTTCCAATTTTCTTGGTTTCATTACATCAGATTCTATCACATCATAACCAAAAAGTAAATGGACTTGCTCACCTTTTTCTTCAAACTTTACCTTACCATATTTGTAAATGGTACCTTTGTAAGGTCCCTCAAGGAATTTAATATGAACTCCTTGAGCATCTTCTTTTGGGTAGATATAACAGTAATCAACGCCTTCAATCATCTTCTACTCCGTTTGTGGTCTCCAATTCAAATGCTTTTTCAACCGTATCATCTTGCATAATGCTACCAGAAGCAATCTGATAGGTGTCTTGCACATACTTCTGAAAAGATTTTTGTTTGAGAATTGGCAACCAGAATTCAGATGAATCAGTTTCTTTGAGGCGATACTTCTTATCTTCTATAACGCCAGATTCCGTATCCACCTTACTGTACCAACCGTTGGATGGTTTGATGACATGGCCTGAATCAAGAGCGATGTCAAGTAACCCACTCCAACGGCTAATACCACCATCATGCCGAACGGTAACCGGTATCTTAGACTTCTCTTTAACATATCTCGACTTTTCGACATTAATGATAAAATTATATCCAACAATTTCTGTACCTTCCTTTTCTTGTTGACGACCAATAATAAAAATATTATCAGCAGAGTAATATGAACCTGTGCCACCGCCAACAATGGCTTTAGGGAACATTCCAATTTCCATGTAAGTATGATTGACTACAATCATTGGAATATCTTTTAATGATAAGTGAGGTGTCACCATTCTAAACAATGACTTCACTTGTTTTGCTCTTGACATATCAGCAACAGACTTTTCTGCCAAGGCATCTTCTACTTCTTTCTTTGATGCCAAATTACCAATAGAATCAATGATAATAATTAATCGGTCACCCCTATCAAGTTGCGTAAGCTGCTGCATAATGTCGAACTTGAGTTGTTCGATATCTGTGAGGGGAGTGTGCAATACACGCTCGGTATCGATACCAAAGCTGTCAAAATAACTCTGAGGAGTACCAAACTCAGAATCGTAGAATAAAAGAGCCGCATCTTCATATTTGTCCAAATAAGATTTTGCCATCAATAAACTAAACGCAGTCTTAAAGTGTTTTGATGGACCTGCCCACATTGTAAGACCTGGTGTTAAACCACCATCTAATTTGCCACTCAATGCCACATTGATAATTGGCACAGAAGTAGGAATCATATCCTTGTCAGTAAAGAATTTTGATTTCGACAAAATGGCCGAATCTTTAATACTACTATTCTTTTTAATTTTATCTAATATACTCATGTTTCATCCTTTAAAAGTCACCGCCATCTACATTCTTTTCTTTAAAAGCAAATTCAGCATTATAATCATACTTAGGTTCTAGTTTTTTTTT